TCTGTTATTCCAGGTGTTGGTGATGCTGCTGATACTTTATATATGATTGTTGAAAGAACAATTAATGGAGCTACAAAACAATATGTTGAGTTTATGGAACAAGAATACAGAGAAGCTAACGGTGATACAAAAGATGATGCTTTCTTTTTAGATTCGGCTTTAACATATTCAGGAGGTTCAACTAGTACAATAACAGGATTAGATCATTTAGAAGGTCAAACAGTTACAGTATTAAATAACGGTGCAGTTGAATCTACTAAGACAGTTTCTTCAGGATCAATTACGTTAACTAATGCGACTACTAAGTGTCATGTAGGATTAGCTTATAATGCAGAATTAGAATCTGTAAATGTTGAGCCAAAAAGTCAATATGGTACAACTCAAGGTAAAAGAGGCAGAATTGATAAAGCTATATTTAGAGTATTTGAAACAGTAGGTTTAAAAGCAGGACCAACGTCTACAAATGTAGATGTAGTTCCATTTAGAACAACAACTAGTACAATGTCAGCAACGACACCAAAAACAGGTGACTATACATTTTTAATGCCGGCAACGTACTCAACGGAGAATAAGCTCTATGTAAAATCGGATACACCTCACCCGTGTACAATATCCGCTATAATGATACAGATGAGCACATACGATTAATGATAGTAGTACCTTATGAAGAATGGCATTTTAACTTACTGGAACTTGAAGGACCAGAGAAAAAAGTTATAGAAAACTATGGTAAAACTTGGGACGCTGTAGTATCTGGGTTGAAACACGGAGGGGCTACATTTTCCTGGTATGATAACAAGCCTAAACCTAGAATCCTAGGGATATGCGGAGTTATGAAGCAATGGAATGGGGTCGGAGAAGCATTCATGTTTTTATCTCCAGAGTTTAAAAATAATAAAATTCGTTGTATAAAAGACATAAGATTTTATTTAAAACAGATATCGGACCAATTTAAGTTTCACAGGGTTCATTGTCAGGTTTTAAAAGATTTTGCTGATGCAGTAAAGTTCGCTAAGTACTTAGGATTTACTACAGAAGCGGAATTAAAACAATTTGGTCCTAACAAAGAGGATTATGTAAAGATGGTAAAGTTCTATGAGTAAAGCAGTATTTGCAATGATGGCCGCTGGAACAGCTGTTTCAGCATATTCAGCTTACCAACAAGGTAAGATGCAAAAAGACTTAAATGAATATAATGCTCAAATTGCAGAAAATAATAAAATATTAGCTGATCGACAATATGCAATTGATTATAGAGAAAATGAAAAAAGATACAGAAGATTATTAGGAAAACAAAGAGTTGGCTATGCTAAAGCCGGAGTTACTATGGAGGGCTCTGTTATTGATGTTATAGAGGATTCAGCTCTTGCTAATGCTTGGGAAGTAGCAAAAATGAAATATAATAGAGATGTTAAAAAAGCAGGTTATACGGCTTCAGCTGCTAAATCTAGGTTTGTTGGTGAATCAGCTTATTATACTGGTAAGATGAATGCAGCAGGTACTTTACTAACCGGTGGTACTGAAACTTATAATTATGGAAAAGCGGAAGGAGTCTTTGGATAATGGTTAAAATTCCTACATACGATTCAGAATTCAAAAAACGTACTACTGTTACAGATGCTTATGCAGGTTTCTCTGGAGGAGAAATACAAGTTGCTTCTCAAAAAACCAATATTGGAACTAGTGTGTTTAAGACAGCTGGAGTAGTTGACAAGTATGATAAAATAAAACAAGAGCGAGAAGGTAAAGTTTGGCTATCTAAATCTAAATCAGATATGCAAATTTGGATGGTTAAAGAGACCGAAAGAATTAAAAAAGAAAATCCTAACCTAAATGCTGAGGGACATACTAAAAAAGTTATAGAGTCTTTTAAAAAGAAATCTGATGAGATTAAAAAGCTAGCTCCTAATAAATGGGCTTCTGATAATTGGGAAATAAATCACAATGCACTATTAGCTGCAGAGTTTGAATCTGCAACTAGATATGAATCAGAAGCTTCTGTAACTGCTGATTTAATTAACATTGAAGAAGCTGCAAAAGCTGCAACTCAAGTTCTTATGGAAAACCCTTA